TTAATATGTATCTAAATTAATTTTAGCCTTAAAATTAGCAACATACGTGTTTTCTCTATCTTGATTTATTTTTGTATCTTTTATTTTATTCTTATTATAAGTGTATTTATATGGAATATGTTTCATTAAAGCTGATGTAACACGATTAACGCCCACATAAACTTTATCAATAAATCCAGCTAATCATAAAATATATTCATGTTCAGAATCGGACTTTGTATCATGAATAAGTTTATTCAAAAATATTCGACACTTGTTGATATGGAAAAAGCTCCAACTAGCCTGCAAGAAGATACTAAGCGTGCCTTATCTTACCAGCCAATATATCTTAAAAAGCTCAGTTCAGACAAAGACTACTTGGGTCAGTTACAGTGTATCAATTTAAAATAGTGCATATTGATCAAATAAATTTGATGGTAACTATGAACTCGGTAAAATGATTGCCGTAAATAATTTTTATGTAAAAGGCCCTGAACATTCAGGGCTTTTTTTAAATCGCTTTAACGCAAATAGTGACATTTACATTGCTATTAATTGTATGTGCCGTACAACCACATAAAAGAAAGCTCAGTAATAGTATCTTCATTAGGCTTCAGAAGCCCTAGTAGCTGTTACGCCCTTTAATTGCGGTAAAGAATAACGTTTACTTGCTGGCTGAGGTGTACGTCCATACCATCGGAACTCTTGGAAATCTGAATCACTATAAAGCGCGTAACACACTCTATTGGATTGGTTACCACCAAGGCAAACAAGTTTTCCAGTAGACTTATCACGTCCTACAACAAAACAGACATGGCCTCCTCCCTTACGGGTTTTAATAGCTACACAACCGTAAGCTGGTTTAGCTAATTTGGTACCATAATTCACATAATCCAATGCACGGTACCAATGCTTAGGATAAGCAATTCCAGCTGATTTCAAGCAATGAGCAACGAAAGTACCGCACCACGCTGTTTCATCATCCGCCCACCAAGCTTTAAGCTCCTTTAACCATTTCAAAATAGTTGGATTGTGCTGTTTACCTGGTATTTCTTGCAGACCAATGTGTTTTTTTGCTTCAGCCATCCAAGCTAATTCGTCAAACTTTGTAGTTGTAGGAATATTCATTAAGGTATTGATTCCTACTAACTGGCCTGTTAATTGAGGGCCGTTAAGTCGTGGTTGAGAAATTTTCTTACCAATCCATGACAGAACAAGCATTAAAGTACCAGTAACAAATGCGTGATATTTTTCGGGAATAACTTCATAATCAACACCCCATTGTAGTGCCGGCAATAAAATTAGCATGATGAATGCACCTACGGCGGGGAACTTAACAGATAGATACTGCCAAGCATTGTTTTCAATTAACTTCATTCATCTTTCCTCTTTCGTAAATTATCTTGCTCTAGAGCTTCTAAAGCTTTGATTCGTAATTCGCTTTCTTTTTCACGTAATTCACTTTCTTTACGTTCTCTGCGGTCACGTCTCCACTGAAAAATGAAACTTATGAATAGGCCAACAACAGCCACTATTGCACCTGTATAGCTCAACCAATTAATTGAAGTTAAAGAACCAAATGCGCTTGCTAAACCACTCCAGAAGGTAGTTTTATTAGCAAAAGTTGTGACTGTGACTTCAATTGCCTGATGATCAGACATGACCTATTCCCCACGTTTCATTTGGAGCTATTTTTGCAAGTGTTATTGTTCTAAATAGAGTATGGTTCCAAATACAAAGCACGAAAAAAGTCTGAATTAATCAGACTTTTCTACATGAAAACTATCGGCCTCTACTTGCTAGGGCATTTAATCCCTTAATGACTTCTTGACCTAATTTTAAGAATACGTTGTGACGTTCAATTTCATTTTCTAAATACTTCTTGCGGTTTTCCCATGCTGATGAATTGAAGTAAGTACTTTCAAAACTCAAAGGCATTTTTAATGCATCCGATAAAGGCATTGGGCAGTTTTCAGAAATACTACTTGCTGTCTCAAGCAAAAGATCGGTCCAACTCTTTGATGATTCCTGTAAAGATGGAAGCGGTGCGAAATCGTGCAGGCGCGTCATCTGCACCTCTTTCCACTAAAATACCGTGGTTATCAACGCTTAACCGTAAATGAGTAAATAACTCATTGTTTAAATTATTAAAGTCTTGATAGCACAAATCAAAATCACTAGCTGGCATTTTCTTAATGAAATCTAGCCGCTGCTTAAATTGTTCTTCAAATAATTGAGGATTTGTTCTATCCGGCAATAAAGCTAAGTGCTCATGATTAGAATAACTCAACTGAAAAGCCATCATGCAGGCAATCCATTCAGCGACATTCTTACAATTTGCCTCTAAGAACTCCACTTCCATTCCAATAAGCTGTCTAACTGTAATTCCATTTTGAGTAGTTTCAGTTTTCCAATTATTTTCTGATTGAAGGAAAACTTTAGACCAGTCTGTGTTCACCTCCAACATAGTATTACTTTGTTTTTCAAGATACTTCAGCAGCAGTAAATATCGTTCTTGAATAGTTAAAACCAAAGGATCAAACACACTATCTAAAGCTGATTTAAGAAAAGCTGTAAGTCTTTTTTCATTTAAATTCGGCGCAATGATTGAAATTTTAAGACACTGCTCAAAACTCAATTCTTGCATTTGAAAAGTATTATCGCCTACATACACTGGATCAAAAGTAATCATTAGTTGCCTCCATACAATGAATAAATGTCTTTTGAATCCCATGCAGTTCGACTCATCAAACTTATATTCACGGCCAAACTTAACCGGTTACCTTTCTCATCAATTGGCGCAACAATTGGTGCAGAAACACTTTCAATAATGAAAGGTTTATAAGTTTTGCCGTGAGTTGTCAGAGACACAAAGGGTGGGATTACACCTGAAAACAACCCTTCTAAAGTTGAGTTTGAGTCATTAACCACATTCTGAAGTGTAGAATCAGAAGATAAAGAAACTGGAAGACTCCAAGCCTCTAATTGCATGATCCTGTCTTCAACTTCTGTTTTCGCATCACTAAAGGCAAGGAAGAAAATAGAAAGGTTGAGCCGTACTGAAGAAGTAGATAGGAATACTTGAGTTGTATTCACTTTAGTTAGATTGGTACGCCCTTCAACGCTCTGCATAGCATCTTGAACCCCAAGTTTTGATAAAACTTGAGCTATAGGATTACTTTGCATCTGTTCAGCGACTTGTGATAGCTGACCTGATTGTAAGCCTGCCATGAGCATAGGCATTTTTAGCTCAGGATTACTATTCTCAAATGGAGTTTGCCATTGGCTCTCAATGCTTTTATCACCGTCCGTTAATAAGGCTCTAATCACTGGCGAGCCAGCAATAGGATTCCCCTCTTTGTCACATAGAGAAAACTCTGCGTATTTGTGCTTTGAAATAGAACCATAGAATGGATCTGATTCATTACTTGGTAAATTAGTTTTTGCTGTATTTACAGCTGGTGCATAAGCTAAAGCTTTGGACATAAAAAAGCCCTACTCATTGAATAGGACCATTATTTACAAATATGAAAGTTTAAAAATTAGTTAGTTCCAACTCTACAAAAAATATTTTTAGTTTTCGATATCTTTATCATCACATTCAAGCCAAAAGACATCTTCAAACTTCTCGCATACACCAGCTTTTTTGAGTTCAGTGTAGATTAAAAAAGCCGTTTCAATTGTGATATTTTTTCCTTTTTCTGCGTCACTTATCTTCTTTCCCAGTACATGGTTATTTGAAATAAATCCGCATTGTTTCGCTAACTGATACGCCGTCATGCCGGCCTTATCTCGTAAGGCAATAATATTATTCTTAATCATCTCAATTCTCTAAAAAAGATAATTAATCATAACACAATAAGATTGCATTCTTTTTATATTTTAATTTATTTTAATATTGCATTATTTAAATACACTATATATAGTTATTCACAACAGGCTCTAAACCTGAAACAACAAAGCCCTTGCAGGCTACCAACCAAATGCAAGGGCTTCTATCAACAACCACGAAAGGATATTGATATGTCTAATTTATCATACATACCACAAGTTGTACCATTTCATGATGCAGAACTTATGATTATTGAACATCATGGGCAGCCTTATACACCAATGAAACCTATCGTTGAAGCTATGGGGCTAGATTGGAAAAGCCAGTTTGTTAAATTAAAAGATCGTTTCAGTGCAACTATGGTGGAAATCACCACAGTTGCCAATGATGGGAAAAGTCGCTTAATGACTTGCTTACCTGTCCGAAAATTAGCTGCATGGCTTTACTCAATCCACGCCAACAAAGTCCGGCCTGAACTTCGCGAAACAGTCATCATGTATCAACAAGAATGTGATGATGTGCTTTGGGATTACTGGACAAAAGGACAGGCAATAAACAAACGTCTTACGATTACCCCTGAGCAGCAGCATGCACTACATGAGATAGTTGACCGCCGTGCTGGTAAAAACCGCAGCCAACGGGCATCTATGTGGGTACGACATAACAGACATTTTGGCATAGCTAAGTACAGCCAACTTTTATCAATACATTTTGAAGAAGCTAAACAATACTTAGAATCAATCAATGTTGTTGAAAAAGTGGAATCAGATCCTTTACAACGGCTTGAAAATCTTTTAGATCGAGTTTCATCACGTTATCCAGCATTAGAAAACCCTCTGGCTTATGAAATTGCTCAACAAGTAGGTGAAAAGTTAAAGTATCAATCTCCAAATGGCCCTAAAAACTTCTGGATTTCAATTCAGGAAAGTGGTGCTGTTGCAGTACATCAATACACTTCACATCATACACCTGTAAATGTCGTACAACTTCGGGAGAAATTCAATCAACTATGGGATTTTTTACATAAAGATGAGGTACTTGAATTAGGTAAAGTTTTAAAGAGGTTTCCCTATGAACCTATCAGAGGATAAGGGCATATAATTATTTTAAGATGTTCCACCAGAACTCCCCAAATTAAGAAAACCAGCTAGATAGCTGGTTTTCATTTGTTAAGCACCTTACGAACAGTTAAACGATTTCCCTTGATTTATCGATTACTTTTTTAATTCATGTCTTTTTAACTAAAGCTTTAGCTATTAGATCTATATTTTTGGTCCAATATCTTAAACATTAGATACTGACTTGGCCTGTAGCCATATTTCCACATTTTATACCATTGGTAAAATTCACTTTTTTTACTAATATTAAAACTACAGTTAATATGATATTCACTATATTGCTCAAAATTGAAATTATTTAAAATAGCACCTATGATTAATGCACCATTAGATATATAAGTATGCTGACCACATATTTCTCCATAGTAATCCTCACACATATGTTTTAACCCATAAGAACCTAACATATTATTATTTATATTCTTATTTTTTCCAAAATATGACATAAACTGCTGAGCATATTCTATTTGTTTTAACCAGTCTGTACTTAAAATTCGGCCTTCAATAAAATGCTGTTCATACTCTATTTTAGACATTCTATATTGACGTTGATAATAACGATCTGAAAATATTAATGGAGAATAGAATCCACCATAACCCAATAATGGGTTTTTTTTCAAAATATCTTCTACTTTCAAATGTAGAATTGAGATATCTTCATTAGTAAACTTAGAAACTGCTTTATGCCATGGGAGTTGACATTCTTTTTTAGATATTAAATCCAGCTCACATGAAAGTTGCGTACCATTTAGTTTTTTTGCTTCTTTAGCTAAAGCTCTAGCACGTTGACTGGTCAATCCTGAAGGAAATACGAAGTTCTTATCAGACATGATTATACGATCCATCTGTGTAGATAAAAATTAGACCACTCCAAAAATCTAGATCTACACTAATGTTGTAAATCATATATACGTACACATCATTACTTAAGGAATGTTCGCTCCGTAATACGGTTGGAGTGACAAGCTTAGTGTGGAAGCATAGATTTATTATGACTATTTTTTTTAAAAAGAAAAGTTTTTTTATTAAAAAAGGAAACCCTCCTAATGGAGGGCCTATCTTATTCTAAAATTCGTATATTTGGTTTTTTCTTAACTATATTTAATGAGTAGAGTGAATCAATGTCTTCTTTTGGTGTTTGCAATAAATTAGATAACTCATCAATTGAGTAACCTAAGTCTTCTCTATAGTATTCAAAAATTTGATCTATAGTTACAGCCTTTTCTTTAGGAAAATCCAACTCTACAGGTTCCTTAGTCCTATAACCATTCTTAGTCATTTGTATCCATAGATACTTTTTCTGGGATGGTGTTAATAAGCCTTCTCGTTCTGCTGTTTTAAGAAGAGCATTCATAGAAACTTTCCAAACCAACTTTAAGGTAGCGAGCTTTTCTAAAGTAATTTTCCCAGTAAGATATGGTCTAATATCTTTTGAAGGCATCAAAAGAGCACTTGCAAAACGGTTAGCCTCATCCTCCATATTTTCTGAAGGGAGTTTATGCATAATTGCATGACCTAACTCATGCGCCAGTGTGAAACGTTGTCTATCTGAGGGCATATTTTTATCAATAAAAATACAAGGGTTTAAACCAGGTACTTTTATTGTTACACCAGACACACCTTCTTGAGAGAAATCGCAATGAAATACGAGACACCCTGCCCTCTCAACATAATCGGTTAAATTCTTTAATGGGCCATTAGGAATTAACCAAGTTCTTCTGAGCAATTCAGCAACTTTTTCAGGAGTTTCATATATATCTAAACTTAAAAAAGGAAGTGGTAAATCCTCCTCAAACTCAATAGCTTTAACTAACTTCATAGAGTTAAATAATCGAATATTAAGTTCAGCTTCAAGTTGTTCAATAGCCCTTTTACCGATTGAAGAGTTCTTCCTGTACATGGGATGAACACTTAACGGTAAACCAAATGGCTTATAGGTCTCATAAAATATTGAAACGGGAAAGTTTAAAACTTTGGCAAGATTTGAAACCATTTCCTCATTAGGCTCTAACAATCCTGCTTCAATTTTTGACAGAGTTCCCTGAGACAAAGAAGCCATTTTAGCAAGAGCTGTTTGTCCAAACCCTCTAAACTGCCTTACTATCCTTAATAACTCAGGATTAAAGGTCAAATTACTCACGATTCACCTTCTGCTTTTTTAAATCCACCGCCAGTGGATTTCCCTTTGAAACGACGTTTTGTTTGATTATCCTTAACAGTATCAAAGTCACTTGTATCTTTGCTTTCGTCAAATTCAACGAATGATGTTTGGCTATCAATTAAACTTACATTCCAAGCAACGGAATTTTTATCTCTAGCAATCATTTTGATATTATCGATTTGAGTAGCAGACTTATTTAAAGTATAGATAACTTCAATACGTGGAATATTACTAGCTATATCAGCTTCAGCTAATAAATTATAATTGAGTTCAGGATCATGAAAGCTTTTAGCCGAATCTGTTTGAACGTTTTTACTTCTTCCAGTCCTATCTGCCAATTTAAAACGAAAAACAACTTGCTGTTGAATTACAAAAAGTACCGTAACACCTTTATCTATAATAAAAACGTCACTACGTCCCATAAATTTTTCTTTGAGTAAATTAATTACAGTTTCCCAAACGAATGTGGCACGTCCGCGTGAACTCCATTTTCCAAAAAAAGGACTTTGCAGCCACAATGACCACGCCTCCTTAATAGCCTGAATAATAGAATTAGAATATGGTTGGATTAAACTTTTAACATGTAATTCTTCAGCTATAGCCATAAAGCGGCTCCAAAATATTTCACTTAACTTTATACACTATTTTTTTACTTTTCTATAGTTTTTTATTCCTAAATTATTCCCAAAAAACATATTAGAACATTTATTAGTCAACAATAGATTAATTAAATGTTCTAATACCAATGTTAAAAATTAAAACTTATATTTTTTAATGTTTATAATCAATGATTTAATAACAAAAAGAGGATCCTTAGATACATAATCTATTAATTTTAAATAATTACATGCATTAGAGAATAATGAATCGTACATTTGCACACTGATGAAATCATCACCAAGCACTTGTTGTGCATATTGGATAGCATCTTTTACACTTACTGGTTCAGGTTCACCAAACAAGCCTACATTACTACTATCTAAAGCCTGTTTCTCTGCAAATTCAGCTAAAGCTTTAAATAACATACTCATTTTTTTTGAACTGCGGCTATTCTTAGCTAGAAACACGGCGAGTTCAGCAACACCTTCTCCCAGATCCTCAAAAAGCCCTTGCTGCTTTACAAACTCAACAATATCTTGATCATTTTGCTTTGCAGATAAAATTGTATTTGCTGCATCAATAATTGCATTAGCAACACGTTGATCAATGGCTTGCTCCATTCCATCAACGATTTGATCTGATATATCTTGAACATTTCCACGACTTATGGCTTGCGCTTCAATAAATTTAGGGGCAGCAACACCAAGCGCATTAAGCATATTTTGAAGATCTGGTTTTGTATGATCAGCCATCATTTCTAGCAAACGATCATCATTGTACGCTTTACTAAAAATTGCGGCCTTGATTCTGTTTATCAGTGCTTGTGTTGGTTTTTTATCTTTCGTTGTGTACTGGGCAGCTTCTGTATCACCTAATTTACTTAAAAAACCTTGAATAAACTTTTGATTACTTACTGCTAATAAATCGCCATCTTCACTCGGATTAAAAAGTGCCAGTAAATTCTCATCTAAACGTTTAGCATCAGCTTTAGCACGTTCAGTTGCTGTAAAAGACAACTTATCATCTTGGTTAGCATCTATTGCAAATTGAGCTCTATCAATCTCGGTTGTACGAATACGTATCAAAATTGGTTGAGCTATTGCTTGGACCTGCTCACTACTAAAGCCAAAGTAATCAGCTTCATCAATCAACCATTGTTTATACTCATCTGCGGAACCGCGATCATAGGCAAGCTTGATTGCCATTGTTCGGCCATTTCCTGATTCAACCACTAAATCATCACCAGTAATCGGTGCTCCCGTATCTGCACGACCTGAGCGGCCTAGGCTTTCGGGATCTAAATCATTAGCAGTTTTCTGTACCCATGCTTGTGAGGATTCACGACTACGATCTCGTGGCTGCAATTCTTGCGGATAATTAGGGTTTTCCGCACCAGTTGCTGTATGAGATGCAATTACTTGATCAATATCAACTAAGGCGAATACAGTAGAAATCTTTTGTCCTTTGGCTGTTTTCACATTATTAGTTCTACCCTTCAAAAGCCCAGTGAAGGGCTGTTTAGGTTTAAAGAAGCTGATCATTTGATCAATTACAACTAATGGATTTTTAGCAATATCTTGAGTAGAAATTAGATTTAATGTTGTCATTAGATATTCTCCGCTTCCATTTTTTGTACTTGATTCAAGAGCTCTGTCACCGCTGGAATAAGAAGTGGATCATTTAAGTCTTTTTCTGCTTCATCTCGAATTTGCTCTAATAACTCAAGATTAACTTTAACCTGCCCTTCAATTACTGAACGGTAAAGTTGATTACCTTCATCATTTGTCGTACTAGGCTGAAGATCTTCAACTTCTGTCGGAGCATTTAGTTCTTTAAATTCTTCATTATCTGAATTTTGGGCTGGCTCTTTATTTCTGAGGCGATCCGCTAAATGTTCATCTGCCCATGCTCTTGAATATTCATAAAATGCTGTTAAATATTCTGGTGAACCTTCGGCACCATTCCAGTTTTTTAAGAATTCACCACGGCGATCTGAACCCCAAGCCATAAAGTCTATGTTGTTAGAATCTTCAGGATTTTCCAAAGTGTCTAACCATGCTTGCATCATTTTGTTTTCAGCTATACCAGCTGTACGTGCTGCTAATACTTCTTCATCTCTTTTTTGTTTAGCTTCATTTTCGGCATCAATAAGTTTTTTTGCTTCTAATCCTGCTTGCTGTTGAGCCAAAGCCTGGTCATCTAGATCAGAAATCCATTCACGTGCCCAAACTACTGCATCAGAATCCCCCTCTAGAGCCTTATTGATACGTTCAAAGAATGCTTGGTAACGTAAACCATCTTCACCTGCCCATTCAGGATCAGCATTTAAACGCTTTAAGTCGGCTTTTAAACGTTCGGCTTCTTCATCAGAAATACTATCTGGTAACTCATTATCGAGACTATTCTCTTTAATGATTACTTCATTTTCTTCAGATTGCTTGGTTAACAATGTATTTTGCAACTGATCCAATTCATTTAATAAATTGGAAATTTCTGCACTTAAAGAATTTAATTGACTTTGTTTTTGCTCGAGGCGTAGTTCAGCATCTGCTAAAGCCTTGGCCTTTTCTGCTTTTTTAGATTGTAACCGCTTAAAACGATTACTATTTTGGTTAATTAACTTCATAATTCGACCAGCGAGAACTGGAATTGAAATTCCTTCTCCCTGATTAGGCTGGATTGCAGCAGTAATATCCCGATTGTTCATTAAAATCTTCCATGAAATTAATGAATCTGCTGGACTAATTTTTTTTGATAATCGATCTGGCTTATGAAAAAGGATTGTGAAGTTTTGGCCGTCATCAAAATCATAAGTAAGGGCAATTTGAAGGACTTTTTTATGCTTAAAGGGCTTACTTTCCGTAACGTTAACGATTTTGACGCCAGTTTTTGAAAACTGATCCATAGAGTGATGCAAAATTGCAGACAGCTGCTCTAAATGCTGGTAATCAACGATAATAGAGTCATAATGCGCTTCTTCGACGCCTAGACTAGATAAAAGCGTAGGTAACCCATCAAATTTACTTAATAATTGGCTGTGATCATCATTTCGTTGCATATCTAATAACAACTTAGAAGTATCACCCTCATGAGAAATTAAATTGATTCCATCCCATTCAGGTTTTTCAGCTGCGACAACATTTTGTAATTGTTCTAGTTGCCATCTTTGAATCGGTTTTGCACCCGTCAAATTAAATTGTTGTGAAGATAAATGGCGCTTAAGTCCAAATTGATTTGTTTCAATAACATCTGTAACACAAGCATCAAACATTCGGCCAAATTGCAGTATCGCTAAATCAGCTGCATGCTGGTCATCGATAGCGCCTAAAACCGCAACAGAATCAAACGCATCTATCCCACCCTTTTTACCTTTTAAATTTACAACACGCCAGAAATCATTTTCCGTGTAATCTTCAGTGACTAAAGCATTAATTTGACGGTAATCACCCTTAATAAACCCAATTGAACAAGCACCACTATTCACCATGGAGTCAAAACCATGTACTAATCGGCTTTGATGTGGTGCGTGTGTTTGAATGAAAATTGATTTAACACTCACGGAGTTATCCTCATTTTAGTTTGAGGATATTTTCTCAATTAGGTGAATCTATAAAGGCAATGAGTTCCATAGCTTATTTTAAGTTGGGAAACATTTTTATGAAATTTAAAGTAACAATGGCATGTGCTTTATTAGAGGCATCAAGGGGCAAATTGCCTGCTTGAAGTGAAACTAGATGCTCAATTTCAAATTGGTTCTGATTTCTTGCAGCTTTATCAAAAGCATATATTTTTAATCTCATTAAGTATTCAATTGGTGGCGACTGAGTACCATCTTTATTAAACATTATTTCTTTTATAGCTTTAGCACTATTCGCAATAGCTGCTTCTTTAGTCTCAATAAATGAAATGCTCAACTCATTTGAAGCATTACCAGTTACATGGTTGAGTTGAAAATGCCCCACATGCACTGCATCGGTTTGGGCATCTAGTAGTGATACATCTACATTATTGGCTAACCAAGCAACTTTGTTTGAAGGATCAAAAATTGGAATATTTGCTTGAGCAATTTTACTGTTTGCACGGTACGGGCGAATTTCAATTCCAAAATGGGCCGCTGAAAGTGTCCCTAATGCGTAAAGTTCCTGATAATGTGAAACAGCTCGATCAACAGTTAGCCCAGACCACAAGACAGGATTCTTAGCAAAACGTTCTTTAAACGGATTTAAAACGTTTCCAAAACTGTTATTTATAGTTTTATTCTGCGTTTCGTATTCAAAGAAAGCCATTATTCTTCATCCTCTGGAAATTTACGGCTCTTAGCAATACTTTCAGCTAATGTTAATGCTTCCTCATATTTCATACCTGTATCGCGCTCAAGAATGTACGCCATAATATCTACATCTAAATTTGATTCTTTCAATGATGCGATTACTTGTGTTTTAAGTAATGTTGTATTCATTCTTGATTGAGCATTGTTGATTTCTTCTGTAGCTGCTGCAGTTTGGTTTGAATAATATTCAACTTGCCAAGGGTAATCTTCAGGCTCAAATTGTTCGTTGTAAGCAAACCCCCAATCCAAATGAAGAATTTGATTAATCCCTTCGGAAGCTGCTGTTCGAATATCTTGTGACCTACGCATGATTTGTGCAGAAGTATGGAATGCTCCACCTTCTCCTATACCACCAGTTAACATATCAGCCCAACCGACCATGCTTGGATCTAGACCAATTCCACCCATCAGCAAACGGACATTAATCATGAACTGTTCAATATTAATAGGTGAGCTTCGTTGATTCTTGATATCACCCACTGGATTTAGAACTTGTTTTTCATCAAATACCGGAAGCATGTGAAAAGCAGTATTCCAAACTGCTTCTCCACCTGATAAAGCATCACGGACATAAGCCTCATGATTTTTAAGTAAACCTTCTAAACCACGGATATAAGCTTGACGTTGTGCTGGTGGCATTCCCGACATATTTACTGTCAAGAACATCTGATTTACGGTATCTGCAATTTGCTGGCTGTTCATAGATGCCAAAGCAAGGATTACATCATCATAAATGTCTTCAATTTCGTAAAGGAATGAGCCGCCCAAATGCGCAGGTAAGATAGGTAGCTCATCTGGATCATCCCCCTCTAACATTTTCGTGACTAGACCAGTTTCTACAAGCTCATATTGAGCAATATTGCTCATACGGGGCATTTTGAAACGTACCATTTGAATAGTATTCAGTTTGGTAATAGTTTTTTGCCAATTACGAGGATCTAAACAAAAAAAGGCGACAGTCTTACTGCCTTGTTCGAAAGGTTGTATTAATGGTGGATAAGTATACTCATTACATACGAGGTCAATTACACCTTGATCTTTTTTCCCGTAAATACGTGCATAAGAATCACCAAATGAAATTGCATCTCGGGCTAGCTTGCTTAAATACTTATTGATCAGCTTTTCCATCTTTACACGGCGCTCATCTAGTTGTTTTTTTAGTTTTTCAGCTGCTGGTCCATTCGCCTTTTTTAACCGTTCTGCGGGCGTAATAAAGACTTGTTGGCCGCTATAAGAATCTCCCCCTAAGGCTGCAGAAACATGAATCCCCATACCCTCTGCGATAGGTGCAAAGCGTAACATTCTTTCCCATTTAGTAAGAATTTCTTTTCGAGTACGCTTCTTATTGGCTTTGGTTTGGTTAGTCCCAAGTGAAAACGGAGCCATAGTTTCATATAGCTGTGCTGTTGCATCCTGATTAGACGTATCGAATTGCTGATCATATGAATTAACATTTTCACCGAGTAACAACGATAAGAACCGAGAAGACATAACGAAGCCAAAATACCTAAATAATTATGTATTTTGAAGGCTGCTATTTTTTTACTTTTAGATGGGTTCCAAAGTGAATTGGAACCAAACAGATTTAATAAATATCCAGCATGCAATTCTATCTGAACAAACTTATTTTACTGTTCAGAGGATTCGCTCATGGCTGATGTAAAAGTCTTCACTGATTTAGATATTGAATTAGCTCAAAAGACAAAAGATATTGTAAATAGTCAACGATATAATAATCGTCCTGCTTTCAAAACATTAAACCTAGGCTGGGATTTGGAGACTGGTTCCGTTGCGGTTAATTACACATTAGTAGAAGAAGTTCCTGTAACTGAGCAACCAGCTTAAATTTTAAAAAAGCGTTCATTAAGAACGCTTTTTTTTATTCATTAAATTTCAGTATTGTTTTTGTGATTTTATTTTTGGTAAAATTATTCCCATGAAATACTTGATAATATTGTTTGTTTTCTTAAGTGGCTGCTCTACATTTATTGAGCATAATAGAGTTATTCCATTTCCTGAACGAACTATTTCACATATTGAAATTAGAAAACTAAATGGAGGTAATCCCAAAATACTAGCTTATGCGGATATTACTGGTGATACTTGTGTCATATATTTAAGAAAATACCCTCAATGCTTAGCACATGAAATAAGACATTGCTATGAAGGTAATTGGCATGAAGGGCGTGAAAGTCAAGAATGGTGCTAAGGAATATAGGCTACATATAAATAATAAGGTAATTTTAAAGTATCCCCCCAAACTCCGGAACCTCCAGACTGGTGGTAATACCCCACATACACGGTATTACCCACCCTTTTAGTGGCGATACCTGTTACTCCAGCTAAACCATATTCTCCATATGAAACTGATCCAACCATCGTACAACTTAAATAAAGTTTATTAACATCTTTTCCATATTTTGTTAAATCTATAATTATCTGATTTTGATTCTTTAAGTTTATTTTTTCTAAAATTATTGGACAGTTTAATAAAGCCCCAACTGACCATAACAAATTCCCATTAGGATCATAAATACTCAAATACTGATCAGTTGAAGTTGGGTAGTCATCTTTCATATAAGCAATATTGAACTGATTTGAACCACATACTGCAAATGATCCTTCACCTAATGAATATACTTTGCTCCCATCTTTAGGCATAAACCAAGCTTCGGAATCAAAATTTAATTTTTGAGTACGAGATATAAAATTAGTATCTTCATAGTTATTTCCTCTTAATGTTTGAGGATCATATGCACCACCAAAATTGTCCCAAACTTCATAACCGGAAGTACCATAACCACCTGCTAACTCTTTAAGACCAATAGTTAACACCATTGTATTATTACCTAAAAGAAGTTGTTGATTTTGATCATAAATTTCAATAACAACACTCATTTAGCACCTATAAACTTTAACTACAAAATCAATTGAAGTTGCGCTTGATGGATTTGACAAATTAATTTTAAGTTTCCCAGTCACCTCATCAATCCAACAAGATTCAACCGAATAATATGTATGAGAAATTACTTTAAAAAAATAATCTCTCATGTTTGCATTAGTTATATCTGATATAGAAGTCTCATATGCAAAGTTGCTTCCACTGACTTTAGTAAATGATCTAGTAGATATTTTGATTCTTGAGATTACAGTGTGAACCGTTGAATCGAATACAAGCTCGCCGTTAATATTATAAACTTGTAATCCCGCAGTCATATGTAACTCCATATAACGAAAGTTTTTGGAATACTTTCATTACTTAATACCAATCCTCATTGCTAGATTTCCATTTGGGTAGAAAATCTGTGTAGATCCACCAGAAATAATTTGTTTACTTCCATCTGGAGCGACTGAAATAAATGTTCCGAAATTACCAGTGATGGAACTCAAACTATCAACATTTAATACTTCAGCAGTTAGTGATTTTGCTTTAAAGTTTGCAGCTGTTAGATTCTTAATAAAAACATCACTATTCATAATGACTTGATTGTCTTGGATTATGAACGGCATATATTTAGTAGAAGAAGAACCAGTTGTGAAGAAAATTCTATCCGCTTGGAAACCTATTGAGCTGAGCACAGTTCCATTTGTTTGCTCACTGACCATAGACATACCAGTAAACACACCGTTATTGTCCATACCCATTACGTATTTACCTTTCACACCATCAATCAAGTCAGCTTGTGATTTAAGCTTGATAGCATTTTGGCCGTAAACAGAAACCAAAGTTTGTAATGCACCAGCATATGCCCCCACATCAGTTGTATATGTGGTTTTGAAATTTTCGAAATCAGCTATGTTGTCAGCATCTTCAATATCGATAAAGTCTAGATCCACTTCACCAGCTTTACCTGAATAGTTACCAATGAATACAGGTGTAAAGAAAGCAGCTTTGTTTGCGAATGTTTTAGGGCTTAGTAGAGTGCCAGCACCTGCACTTGCACCAGCAGATCGGCCCTTAAAGTAAGCGGTACCAGTTATCCAAGTTCCCAACGCTGGTGCGGTACCTGCAACTAAATAATGACTTGAACCGATATCATTGATTTCAGAGTTATCTTGAGCAATATATTTTGTTTTATTGGCGTTTTGACAGGTCGCACCAACATAAACAACTCCGGTACCACTTACACGGCGGAATCTATACTTAACTCGGTAATATTTATTGTCATCGATAGGCAAAGATGTGAACCAATTTAACCAGGCTTCATCATTACCTACGTTATTACCAATTCTTAGTGCATATCCTCCACGACATGTTGCATCTGCAACTAAACTAAGTTCAGTCTTATTCCCACTTGGTGTTTTTACTAACCAATCTTTTTGCCATGTTTCGAGTACTGAAGCCATGATCTTTTGACCATTTGCAGAATACAGTGCAGACATTCTTTCTGTTGAAGATGCGATTGCTTCATTCGTCTTGGTAGACGTCATGTAATCACGCTCTAATGTCGCTTTTGTAGTAGAAGCTATGTCCTTGGCAGTATCAGCTATTTCTTTAGCCTTCTCCGATATTGCACGTACTAATGCTTGTCGTGCATTGTGCACGTTAGCAAAGTTAGTAATGAACTGGTTTCGGTCAATCGTACTAGTTACATTCATATTTGCGAATAAAGCTGCCAAATATGTATTTAAAGTACTGAATGCCGTGGCATAAGCAGCAGAAGATATACCATAAGTGACTGCCTCAGCTCGCAAGCTTGCATCAGTTTGATAAAGTGTATCCCAAACCAACTTCGCCTGTTTTTTCTCAACTGGTGTGAGTTTATTATCAGCAGCAATATCACTTAACTGAGCCATTGGAACATCCACTTTGGCTTGTGAACCTGCAGTGGTTTCCATCATTGAAGTCACTGTAAACGGCGTAACTGACTTATAAACTGATAAATCTGTTTCAATGGCCGCCGTCCAGCCATCTTTAAAGTAATCTGGCGGATTTGTATGAGTAATAGTGGCCGACTCAACTGTAATTGCTGGGTAAGACCAAGCATATTTTTTGGTAATTAAGATGCACACCTTATTATTGCTATCTAAAGCTAAAGCTAGACCTTTAGTCGTAGCATTACTTTCATCTAAAGTGATACCAAAAGAACGAGAGGTCATATTCGAATAAAATGGCACTGTTGACGTATATGCATAAAATGCCAAATCCAGATCGAAAATATTATCTTCTTTGTTATTGTAGTTATAACCAGAAATTTTAACCTTGGTCATGTACGCACCAACTGTAATTGGTGTCTTAATAACCAATGTACCCGAAGTAGTGATTGCTTGACGCCAAGTTAAAGGCTTAACGAAAATTTTCCCTGCACCTGAACTCAATGGCTGCACACTCATAGCATTGGTATATTCAGAAGTAATTTTCTGTGAAGATGCTGCAATTGCACGCTCAACATTAGTATTTGTTATATCCGCATTCAAAATATAAGCGCCGTTTTTACTGTCTAATTTTGAAGACATTTCAGTAAGTTTGGCAGCCCAAGTTTCTTTGAAGTTCGTTAATGTTGATATAGAGTCTGTGGCTGAAGAAACAAAGTCCTGTAAAGTCGGGTCAGCTGAAGCGTAATCAGTAACGTCATATTGCTCGATTTGGGCTAAGGTCCAAACTAAAGGCGCAGTAGCTGTTGGTGTAGATCCTCCCGCCACATAAACATGTCCTGAGTTAGAGAAAGAACCTACAGCACCACATTTAATCATTCGAATATATGTTTCGAATTTGCCTGTACCCTCAGTATTGCCAATGAATCGATCAATTGCCCCTGTCCCCATTGCGTTACCAGCATTCACCAATTTATATCCAACTGGTAGCTTGATTAAATACTTGATAACAAAAACAGCATTTGCACGGCCATAAACGAGTTGAACAAATCCACCCCATGTTGGGCTGGCAGCACCAATGGTTTTAATTTCAATTTCATAGGTTGATGTAGTTGGGTTATCAGCACTTTTCGCGACACGAGTAACTGTCACGTTCCCATTGCCGGCATTGTTATAGACAGATACACCATTGTTACCTTTTTTGAAATTTACGTCTCCCTGCAACAATTTTCCATTAGTAATCATCATCGCCAGCATTGTTGTGTTTTCTAATGCGGAACCAAGATTATTTGTACTTGTTTGAAGCTGAGAAATTTCAGTATTTCTAAGTGTAGCTAGATCCTTTGATGTTTGGTCAGCTGTAGCTTTTGTTGTTTTTACTACAGAAGATAAACCACCAGGTACAGTTGCATCATATTGTTGAATTTGCTGAGCTATAACCCCTTTATTTACATCAGCCTTGATAAAAGTATCTTCAACAAATTGAGCATTTTGTTTAAGAGACGATCTAAATCCGCCCTTAAAATTTGGCGCTGAATTACCCCGGCTAATAAACATATTAGTTACAGTAAATGTTCCACCAGATGGAGCATTATCAAACCGTAAACCCAATGGAATAGCTTCAAAAGCAGAGGCTTTTAAATCAGATGGGAAAATACCAGTAAGTTCTATTTCACCACTTGCAGCTACAACAAACGAAGGCAACCCAACACTATAAGTTGCACCATGAAATTGAATACTACATGTAGCGCCAACTAATCCTGCAGTTGCTGTGTATTTGATTCTCGCAACTATTGGATCACCCTTATCAATTGGAATTTCCTTGTGTTTATATTGCAGTTCCCAAACAGCTACAGTTCGGTTTGTACCAGTAGAAATACTTAAATTTTTAGTATCATCACCAAGTAAAATCCAGTTCTCTTCTGAGTAACGTAAAGTATCAAGTTGTGCTTTAAAAACTTTGATTTCCTCAGCAAATACTTCTTTCGCATCAGATCTTGTAATTTTTTCTTGAAGAATTTGTGCGTGGTTTTCTAAAACCTTTTGTAAGTTTCCACTATTGTTTGCCAGACCAATCGGGATACCACTAACTACTTGGACTGCAAGCATGATTTGCTTAGCCCCATTTGGTCCAGTATCTGGTGTTGCATGCAATTCTATACCACGACCTGAACCAATCCCCTTCTGACCAACTAAAATGTATGCATCCCGACCCGTTATTTGATCAAGTGTGAATGGATTGGCACCTAATGAAATTAGTGCATTCTTAACTGGTGCTAGGTTTACCCCAATACTGTCGTAGTTTGTAACGATAACAAAGGTGTCATTTGGAATCGCAGCAATAGCGTTACTCATTGCCGTAGCATTTGCTACAGCTGCATAAGTATCATATCTAGTTGAAGAAGCAACAGAACCATCAGCTGCTAAAACATGTACTGAAAAACCACGAGCTGAAGCTACTGATTTGATTTCACCCTTTAAGTTTTTAATCCCTGTGAAAAAGCCATTCCAGCCACATGAATAAACACGGTAATTGAAAACTTGACCAAGGTCCTGATTTAATTGTTTATAACTTGATTCCAAGTTATTAATAGACTGTGTGGTGTTCTGTTGATTATCACTAATAGTTGAATTAATTTCCTGAAACTTACCATCTACAGCAGTTTTATTATTGTCTACAGTAGATTTTAAAGTCGCATAATTCTCTGCAAGTGAAGTAATCTTCTCACCGTTTTTTTGAACATCCGCTTTAGTACCCTCAATTGCAGAAGCATTAGCTTCAAGATCCTTAATTAGTTCACGAGGATTTTTTCTAAAACCAGTGGCTAACTCACCTTTTTCAAGTTGCACTTCTCTAATTAAAAAGTCAGGAGCAAAACCTACTTGCGAATATAAAATTAAGTTAATATGCTGTAAATTAATAATATTTGTATCAAAGGTATAAGTACATAATGTTTCTTTATCAGTCGAAATGTTATTCCATGTAGTACCAATTTGGTTGTTACTACCTGATGAATCTCGACGGTGTATAATTAATAAAATTTGAGTCTGTGCAGCTGTCAACGACATTGCTTTAAATGACAATGTGTACTTCTGATTCATCTCTAAACCATCTGCCAATGTCAGAGTTTCAATAAACCCTTTAAAGTATGTAGTTGTATCAGTAGATTTAAAGTGCCCCCAAGTAGCACCTTTTGAATCTTTATAAACTTCAAGTAGATTACCTGCCACAGCAGAATTTTGACGCCAATTTAAGGTGCCTAAAGGGCTTGAGAAATCACCATTTTTAATAATATTATCACCACCACTAGTTGAAATAGCGGCTTTGATGATTTTACTTTCCTCTGCAATCGCTTGATTAGTCTCAGTTTTTGTATAACGAGTACTATCAAGAGTTGCTGAACTGTTAGTCCATAGATCACCAAATTTTTGACGAAATTTAGCTTCAAGGGTTTCAGTTGCAGAAGTTATTGCTTGAGCAGTATCTGCTTTAGAAGAGTAATCCTTAATTAGAGTTGAAGTACTTACCTTATCATTTAACGCTTTATTATTACCCTCAAAAACTTCTACCCAATGCACTGTAGTAGTGGCATTAGCATTTGCTGACGAATTTGGAAAACAAGCAAAATTAACAACCGTTGAGTCTGTTCTAGCAATTGTAGTTAAGGTAAATTCGAAAATGTCTTTACTAGCTGAAAAAATAGGCGCATCTGCATTAAATACATTAGCTCCGCCAATATATATACGCAAATTGGCTGCATTGTTCCCTCCATTATCAAAGGTAACTTTTGCTCTGACGGTAACAGTAATACCAGGTGCATTTAAACTTTTTGCTAAGGGATATGATATTTGTACATAACCACCCGTTTTGCTTTTTTCGACATTCCCCCCGACCACAATGTTGTCAAAAGCCTTTCCACCGATACTTGTTTTCAAAGCTTCGGTTGTAGTTGATATTGCGCTATCAACATCAGATTTAGTCATCCGGTCTGAAATTTGTTTAGCCTGTGCTGCCAAACCATTTACAGGATCATTAATTGTTGATTCTAAGTTTTGAGTTTTTTTAGCTAAAGCAGTACTTTCAGTAACATACGTTTGTTTAAATTCATTTAAATTTGCTGATACTTTATCGAATGCTGCATTGAAGTCGTAAGGACTTGCAATCCAATTATCTGTAGTTATGAATTCCCCTTTAACCAATACGGCCCAGTAAACAGTACCTACAGAATTTTTGTCTGCTGTAGGTTTATTAATCATATAGAATTGAATTTCTCTACCTGTGCCTGCAGAACTTTTTGTAAAAGTAACTTTATTAATTACTTTACCTGCACCTGCAGGGCAAGCTTGAACCCACTGACTTCCGCCACCAGCATATACAGTTAAATTAGAGTTTGTATCACCAGCACCTCGTGTATGCTCAGCACACCAAAGAAGTGTGTATTTTGCTCCTACTTCCCAGTCTTCCCCCACTTTATAGCGTAGATGAGGATATGAAACTCCATTGTAAGTTCCTACTACATTAGAGTTGATTAACAAATTCGTGCCAGCTGGTGCAGACTTGTTAAGATTTGCTGATAAGGTATTTGATTGTTCAGTAACTGCTTTAATCTGTCCAGCTTGTTCAGTTACTTTTGAATTTGTTGTTTCAAGTGCTTCACTTGAGGCTTTTTTCCCTACTTCAGTGTTAGTCAAAGTTAGATCATTTCTAAGCTTAGAAATATCTATACTTTGAGAAGATAAAGTATCACCATTCTTCTTTACTTCAGCTTGAGTGACTTTAATTGCTTCCGCATTGGCATTTAAAGAGCTTTGAGTATCACGTGGGCTTGGGCTCCATGCGGTAGCCTTATTGCCTGCTTCGATCTGTAATTTTTGAATCGTTGGAATTCGACCAGAACCGTATGTTCCATAAAACTCAATTGTTGATTCGGTAGTACTTCCAGTGTGTACTTTAGGGGATACTGTAACTGCAAATCTTTGAAACTCATTTGCTTTTGTTACAGTAACTGAAGTTGTAAAGTAATGAGCAGATCCATTTGAAGAGTAAACTTGTACTGTTCCAGCAACGGGCACACTCACGTCAAAAGAAATAGTAACCGGCTTATCTAAATTTTCGTCATAAAAAGCTTTGAGCTCTTTACTTCGTTCATACATTAAGTATTCACGACCAGTTGATGCTGTTGAGCTTCTTGGCGCTTCTGAATTAGCTACCGCATTAACCCCACCAATTTTAATATTATCTACTGCAGCTGTGATATCAGTAGCCACACGTCCCATGGCGCTATCAAGATCACTCTTTGTAGCTGTTTTCAATAATGCTTGAGCGTTGCTCTGAATACCTGTTTCAGCATTCTGCATTCTTGATTCAAGCTTACTGGTCCGTTCTGCTTCAGCCTCAGTTCTATTAGTAGCAGTTTTGAATAAATCATTTGCGGTTGCTGTTGCATCATTTGCTGAAGCTAAAGAGTTGTTATCTTCAACGATAATGTAGTTAAGCTGACTTATACCTGGTTGAGCCGCATAGTTACCAATAAACATTGGGGCATAAAATTCAGCTTGTGCTGGGAAAGTACGCGGATTATCAATTGTTCCAAGTCCCGTAGCTGCACCTGTAGATTTTCCTTTCAGATAAAGTACAACTTCTTGCCATTCACCTAAATTTGGTTTAATTGCAGACAACAAGTAATTTGATGAGCCCATGTCTGCAGCAAGATTATTTGTAGTTGTTACATACTTAGTTTGATCTGCTGTTTTACATGCAACACCTAAATAAATACTTCCATTTTCACCAGCAACACGACGGAAACGTGCACGCACCCGATAAAGCGTATCTGGATTAATTTTTACTAATTCTTTCCAATGAACCCAAGCTTCATCATTGCCAGCATTATTACCAAGCTCAAGAATATAACCGCCAAATGCATCAGAATCTTGAAGTACTTTAGCTTCACCTGTAGCTCGCCAAGTTGACCAGTCATCAATTCCTTTTGCTGTTACTACTGCCCTCACACCAGTAGTCACTTGAGTTTGAGACTTGAGACTTAATAAATTTTGAGAAAGTGCTTCAGTTGCTTTTACCGCTGTTGTACCAGTTTGCTGCGCTTCGGCTGCATTATCGAAAGCTAGTTTAGCAATATCATCAGTAGTTTTAAGTGAAGAAGAAAGGCCAGATATTTTAGTGTTTGTATTACTTTCTAAGGTAGATATACTTTTTTGGACATCTACAATCTGACCTTGTACCTTCAAATTTTCTTTCGAGATACTTGTATCAAGTTCTGTAAATTTCGTCGTGGTAGACTGTTCAAATTCAGCTAGTGACTCAGTAACTTCTAGAATATTTGAATTCGACTGACGATCTGCTTCTTCCAGAGCTGCTTTTGTTTGGTCGATACGTAATGATAAGGCTTTATCCCCATCAGAAACTGACTGAGTAATTGTCGCTAAATCAGACGTTGTTTTAGTTTTATTTGAATTATAGTCAGTCTTTAGTTCTTCAAGTTTTTTTGCTTCTGAAACAAGTTTCTCATCAACAAGTTTTACAGATGATTCAACCTTTTCGATATATGAGGCATTACCAGTAATTTGATCACGCCATGCTTTAGGGATGGTGTCATTTAGTGCTGTAATGTCCCAGACCTCATAATCAGCAAGGATTACATCAACTGGGCTTGAAGTGCTTGGTAAAGGTGGATTAGTGCCAGCTAATACACGAAAATGCCCATGAATAGCTGCTGGTGCATCATAGCCACACTGAACAACAGAGTAATAAACCTCAAACTTGCCAGTACCTTCTTTATTTCCAAGTACTCGTAAATAACCACCTGTACCTGTAGCATTGCCAACTGGTAATAAATAAGTCCCTTTTGGCATTTTAATAATTTGTTTTATTAAAAAGGTTTTATTAGGCGCAGCTACAAGTGTAGGAACAGTTGGATACCAACCACCACCTAAAGATGATGTAGATCTTAAAAGCATCTCATGGGTACTATTTACGGGGTTATCCGTAGATTTGGCTTGTCGAGTTAGTGTTGAGCCTGCTGGTACCACATAGGCACTTAATCCCCCATTACCAGAAAGAAACGTCGGATCATCACGTAAAGGTTTACCAAGTGATTGCATCCGCGCTAACTCATTAGCACTTAATAAACTTGCATTTGTTGTGTCTAAACTGGCCTGTATTTGGTCAGTTTTTTCAGCCACAGATTTGGTAAGGTCAACTACAGTTCGTTCAACACTATTAATGGCAGCTTTGTTATCACCAATTTGAGATTGAGCAATACTAATTTGTTCAGTAATTGCTTTGTCTTGAGCTGCACGAGTTTTAGATTCTTCTGAAATTAAGGCATTTGATTTACCCAATTCGTTTTGCATTTCAGCAAACTTAAGCTCAAAACTTTGAGTTAAAGCCTCTTTATCATTTGCACGTGCTTCAGCTTCAGCTAGAAAACCAGAATCGACTTTCTTATCAAGCTCAACATACTGAGCTGCAAATTCATCTACTTTTTTAACTGCAGCTTCAGTTTTGCTAACTATTGGTTCAATTTTTTGATTAATGAGGGTATTAGTTTCTTCACCTAATGCTAATTTAGCATCATCAATCATTTGACCAGCTTTAACTAAGTTTTGATCAATATCTTGTTTTAAAGCGGCCTTTGTTTGATCAATAACAATAAGAGTGTCAGCTGCTTGCTTTTTACGGTCTAGAACTTCTTGGTCTGCAACTTTTTTCGCGTTTTCTGCGACCAAGCGAATTTCATCAGAATCACTTCTAACATCAGCAATAATAGAATCCGTTTCTCTCTTGATGAAACCAATTTTGTCATCGAGTTCTTTCTCAGCGCGGATTGCCCGTTGTTGAGCATCAGCTACCAACTCTTCATTTGCCAGAATTGATTGATCAATACGTTTATTGGCTTCATCCAAACGAATATTTGCATCATTTGCATGCTGTTCAACAATCAGTTTGGTATCGATAATTTCTTGATCAATATAAGCCCGAATTTCATCAACTTTATTTTGTGCAATCTGACCTACTTCTTTTACTTGGTCATGTATTTTTTGCACCTCTTCATCAATGTGATTAATACCTTCTTCAAGCAATTTATAGGCATCAGAATCTTTAATATTATCAATTAACTCTTCTACTTCTTTTATTTTTTCATCAATTTCTTGGCTTATCTGATCTTTGTTTTCATCAATTTTTTCGCCTTGTTCTTTTAAGTCTTCTTTTAAACTCTCTAACTTATTAAGAGCGTCTTTAAATGCACCCTCAATAGCTTTAGGGTCAATAGGCACACCTGCAACCGTAAGTGTTGTGCCAACAGCCATACTGCCTGCAACAGAACTATTTCCTGCAACTGAAGTATTACCTACTACAGTACTATTTCCCGTTAATGTGCTATTACCAGTTTGTTGTGTATTAGCTTGCACATTCATCAACGGCGTTTTAATAGATACAGTTGTGCCAGAATCTACTTTTAAATTTTCTTTAGAGATAAATTCAATATTGTCTTGTCGAATACGGCGCACACCTACAATTGCGCCGTCTCCGTGACTGACATAACTATGGATTACTGGACGTTCTTCATTGCCGTTTTCAAAGAAGACATAGACGTCTTCCCCATCCACAATTTGAATTTCTGTATCTAAATCACTATCACCGACTGGATAGGCAAAAGTTGCAGTAATGCCTTCACTCGCGCCATCAGTTAAACCATGAATGTGTACTTGTGCAGTACGACCTTTTGCGTTGTAACTTAAAATCTTTGCACGTTTATAACCATTCATATATTTGACCTACAAATTAGCAATCCAGAACTTTGATGAAGTCCCCATTGATCCCCCGATTGCGCCTGTATCTATATGATGTGCAGCTGTTAAAACGATATACTTCTTACTATCAATTTCGAATATATCGCCCGCATTCCAATTCAAATTTAGCGGCCTGATTATGGTTCCCCGCAAGATCAAAACTTTTTCTAAGTTTTTAACTTGTCGGGCATCTAAACCAGCTCTTTGCGTAACAGTGTGGCCTGGGGTTATTGAGTCATCACCAACAACCGTTGAACCGTTATTCTCCACGGTCACGAAAGATGATTTTTGCATCAGTTCCAAAGGTTTACTTGATATCCAAACGACACTGCTAGGATCTAGTTTTGTGATAGGTTCCTTTTTGAAGAAAGAATCAATTTTTTGAGCAGACACTTTATTATTTTGAAAGCAAATTACAGCTGCTTCTTGTTGCAGATAATGAGCCAAGCGCTGTGTAGGCATACTACCCTTTAAACAAACAAATTTAGGCAAAGGTAAATCACTGCCCAGACTGATCGTTGCACCACAAGCTCGAATTACTGAATTAAAAGAAGTTTCATTACTAATAATTGCTTGCTTTGAATATTCGATAAGTCTTTTACAACCAGCCAAAATACCAATACATGAGATGCCACCTACTCGCCGATCTTGTTTAATAGTCTGAGTTTTTAGAGGGGTAACTTTGATAAGTTCGAAAGGATGAGATATGTCATTTACAGTAAGTAGCTCCCCTTCTTTTAAAAGGGAGTCTAATTCAGTAGTAGATTGAACTGTGAACTCAATAGATGCGGGAATAGGTACGAGATCAGTTCTTAAAGTTGCACTAATCAGCTCAGACGCTGGAATAATTTTACCCGCAGATACAATGGTGATTTGCATTAACGGTTCCCCAAGTTAAAATTAAAACTCATTGGGGCCATACAAAACGCAAGTTTAGGCAAAGCGTCTTTCTTTTCATTATAGTTCTGTTGAGCTTCTGATACAGATAGCCCATAACTTTCGACTCCGAGCCCACGAGTAGCTTCAACCAATCTAGCTTGCAAAAGATCACAGTGAGCTTTTACTAAAGGTTGGATGATTACGTACTCATCACCGCTAAGTTCGATAGTTTCATTCAGTTCAATACTCGTGGTAGCTTTAGTTTGACAATCTAAAACAGCCCATCCGGCATAATATTTTGCCTCATCTAAAAATGCTTTCACGATATCATCAAGCAAAATTGAATAGCCCGATAATTGATATTCTTTATAGAGTTCTTCTGAAAGTTGCTGGATAGAACCAGCAACTACAGCATACCCTTCAGATTCAGGTAATAACTTCATAGCCATTACCCGAAAAGATTGCCTAATGTACGTGATGTCGCATTAATCGTTGAGTTGCGTACAGCTTGTTGAGCAGTATTGATTACCTGCTGAACGCGATTCACAAGTTCAGCTGTACCATCAATTTCTTTTTTACCCGGCTGAATACTGCCGTTGGTACCAATGTTTGCGAAGCTACCAAAGTAGTTATAGTCGATTGGGCAAGAAACTGTCATAACTTGAGATCGGCTATCTGAATCATACTCAGCTGACTCAAAGCGTATAGCACAGTTTTCAAGTGCATAAGAACGGGTAAAACTACCTAAACGGCCATCGTAATAATCACCATGGATGATTCCACCACTAGCTACGACATATTCAGCTAATAGTTGATCATGCCCTGCTTCAGTTACTAGGATTTGAAGGTTGCCTGTGTAATGGGTTTTCGGGGGACCAGCAACAATTCCAGTAAATCCACCCGCATATTGAACTTCTGCTGGATCTTCATTACTCACAATTGGCCGTGGGCAACTTTTAAATAAGAAGCGAAGGTCTTCCATGCCACGAGGAACAAACATCCCCTGACACGCTAATAATGGTGAACCAAGTTGCTGTAGAGCAATGTAATCTTGTTTAAGCTGATTTAGTAAAATCGGATTAGATTGTTGCATAATTTTGATGCTCAAAATGCAGATTTATGCAACAAGATTAAGGATGTTTTTGCTATTGGTTTTTAATCAGTTCCATTTTAGAAAACTGACTTTATATTAATAAAAAACCCGCAAAAGCGGGCTATATCACATCTGTTTATAGATAACATCTCGCCTATCTACATCAAGAACAAGAACTACGACTACATCATCCTTGACTTGATATAAAAGGCGGTATCCTGCTGATTTCAGTTTAATCTTATATAGATCAACTGATCCTCTCAGCTTATTCTTCGGTATCTTAGGGTTATCTAGGATTGCTTCCAGCTTACGAATAAACTGCTCAGCGATTTGTGGGTTAAGTTTGTCAAACTTTTTAAGAGCTGTTTTTGAGAACTCTAGCTCGTAACTCATTAATAGATACCTTCACAGTTTCGTCAGTATCAACTTGCTCGGCTAGTTTAATTAGTTCCTGATCTTCAATTAGATCCATCATGCGTTCATACATTGCTGCCGGAACACAGTAGAATTCTGGATTATTTCTATTCAGAATAGCTACTGCTTCGCCAAAAGCATTTTGTACAACTGCTGTAGGATTCTTTTTTAATTCAGAAACACTAGCCACAAATCGACTATGGATTATGTGGTTCATGACGTTTCTCATTTGATGTGTCCTACATCAATTTGTAGCCAATTGATTAGAACCGTCCTCAGAAAGTTAAGTTTGCTACAGGGTTAACTCAATATAAACAATTTGAAGATCTGTTTCAAGACCTGTTTAACAACCACTTAATAGGTCTTAATAAAAAAGCCACCCTAAAAGGTAGCTTTTTAAATCAGCTTTTTATCCAATATTTGGTGGTACTCGCAGAACCTGTACTGAAGGTACACCCCGATACACACCCATGAAGCATATCGTTGATGGCATTGGCTTAGATTGGGCTTCTCAGTTTGTTAAGTTAAAACAAATAGTTAATCAAGTTGTTATGATT